AAGTCCTAGAGTACCTAGACGAGTGGAAGTCCGTTGTGCATAACGATAGCAATATTCGTGACCGTGCAAGAGAGGCAATTTCTGGAGCTGATCAACACTACGCAATGCTCATCAAAGAGGCCTGGAAGACCGTAGAGGACGCAGATACCCAAGGTCAACTAAATGTTAAGGCGGGAGCCTTAAAGCTTATAGCAGATATTGAAACAAAAAGAATAGCAATGCTTCAATCAGTAGGAGTATTAGAGAATACAGAAATTGCATCACAGCTTGCAGAGACTGAAAGAAAGCAAGAGATCCTTGTAGGCATACTTAAAGAAGTTACCGCAGGGTGTCCTAAGTGCAAGATGGATGTTGCAAAGAGATTGTCTCAAATAACTGGAATAGTAGAGCCTGTGTATATAGATGCAGAGGTTGTAAACAATGTTCAATAAAGATGGATTTGAGAAACTAGGCGAAGACATATATGTGTATCACAATTTTATTACAGAAGAAGAATGCGATTCTATTCTAGATATTGCCAAGTCCCTTACAGAAGAAGAGTGGGTTGGAAGATTTAATACTACAGGAGAAGGTCATAAGACATCTAATAGATCTATAGACCAACTAGTTCCAATAAAAAAGAGACTGTCTGACAAGCTAGAAGAAGGAATACACCTAGCAGAAAACATTAGTATTGTTCGTATGAGAAAAGGTGCTACCTGGGGATTACATTCAGATAACCATGACTTCTTAGACTTAATAGCAGCAAGCAAACTTTATACTGAAGGACAAGAGTACACCTTAGAAAAAAATAATATATGGGGTCTCGTAATGTACTTTAATGACTTTGATGGAGGAAGATTGTTTTATCCAAATCAAGGCGTAGAGTATCAACCTAAAAGAGGTGATTTAGTAATACATAGCTCAGAAGAACATTGTCTTCACGGAGTAGATGAATTAAAGAGTGATGTTAGATATTCACATTCAAATAATTTATTTAACTATATAAAAGTACCGAAAGGGATTTAATGTCATTTGATTTTTCTGATCTAATTGATATCCTTGACGGCGAAGAGTTTGAAGAAAAGCCTGTAGACTTACGTACATTTGTCAATGATCCAAACTACTTAGGTCTTCCAGCACTTTCAGAATATCAATACACTTTAATTGAAAAAAGTTCACAGATATATAAAGAGTCGACATTAAAAAAATTGTTCGGAGAAGAAGAGGGCCATACTAGATTTAAGCAAACGGCTAACGAAGTAGTAGCCCAGCTCGGCAAAGGTTCTGGAAAAGATTACTGTTCAACAATTGCTGTAGCCTATATAGTATATTTACTATTATGCCTAAAGGATCCAGCAACTTACTATGGCAAGCCTCCAGGAGATTCAATTGATATTATTAATATTGCTATTAACTCACAGCAAGCAAGCAATGTATTCTTTAAGGGATTTAGAAGCAGAATAGATAAGTCGCCTTGGTTTATAGGAAAGTACTATTCAAAGGCATCCGAGATACAGTTTAATAAAGCGATCACCGTTCACTCTGGCCACTCTGAGCGTGAAGCTTGGGAAGGCTATAACGTAATAGTTGTTATCCTTGATGAAATTTCTGGCTTTGCAATTGAAAATACAACAGGACACGATCAAGCAAAAACAGGTAGTGCGGTGTATGATATGTATAGGGCATCAGTAGACTCTCGTTTCCCAGACTTTGGAAAAGTAATTCTTCTTTCATTTCCAAGATTTAAAAATGACTACATTCAGCAAAGATACGATGCTGTAATTGGAGAAAAAGAAACAGTCATTAGAGATCATAAATTTAAGATGTACGAGGAGTTGGCAGATGGAACTGAAGGAAATGAGTTTGAGATTCAGTGGGAAGAAGACCATATCATATCTTACAAGATACCTAAAGTTTATGCGCTTAAGCGTCCGACTTGGGAGGTCAACCCAGTTAGAAAAATTGATGACTTCAAAACAGCATTCTATACAAACCCGACAGATGCTCTTTCAAGATTTGCTTGCATGCCACCAGATGCAGTTGACGCATTCTTTAAATCAAGAGAAAAAGTAGAAAAAGCATTTAGCATAGGTGCAATTGCTGTAGATGGCTTTGGAAGACTTGAAGAGTGGTTCTTGCCAGACCCAGATAAAAAATATTATATACACGTAGACTTAGCTCAAAAGCATGACCACTGTGCAGTAACAATGGCACATGTTAATAAATGGGTTAATGTTAAAATAACAGACGCCTATTCACAGCCAGCCCCTATAGTGGAAGTTGATGCGGTTAGGTACTGGACTCCAACACCTGACAAATCTGTTGATTTTACTGAAGTAAAAGACTATATTCTTTCTCTTAAAACAAGGGGATTTAATATAGCAGTATGTACCTTTGACAGATGGAACTCTCATGATATGATGCAACAACTAAAACAATACGGCATCAATACAGAGATTCTGTCTGTCGCTAAAAAACACTACGACGACATGGCAATGATTGTGGCGGAAGAAAGACTAATAGGCCCACACATACCATTGCTTATTGATGAACTATGCCAGCTTAGAATTATGAGAGACAAGGTGGACCACCCAAGAAAAGGATCTAAAGACTTGGCAGATGCTACTTGTGGTGCTATCTTTAATTCAATTAGTAGAACTAGGTTTGATAATAATCAAGAAATAAATATACATACATACGAGTCAATGAACTATGACAATGATTTTGGGACAAAAGATGACCCAGATACAACATCTTATAATATGATCAGAGCACCTAGAATGCCTGAAGACTTAAAAGAAGCAATGGACAGGATGCAAATAATATGAGCGAATATCAAGAAAGAGCAAAAGAGTGTAAGTGTTGCAGTAAACACGTTCCACTACCTACCGTTATGAGGGAATACAACAACACTGTTGTGTGCCCAACCACATTTGCAAATATCCTTGAATATAAAAGAATATGGGATTCATATGGATCAAGGCCGATGGGCTCTATAAGAAAACATTTTTCAGAATATGTTCAGCAAATAGTAGAAAACTCTATTGACAAAACCAGCTAAAAAATATATACTAATAAATTAGCGCCAGTAGCTTAGTTGGTTAAAGCCCCGAACTCATAATTCGGTAATCGTAGGTTCGAGTCCTACCTGTCGCACACCTCTGTAGCTCAGCGGAAGAGCAACAGACTTCTAATCTGTTGGCCGCAGGTTCGATTCCTGCCAGGGGTACTATGAGAATAAGCCGCTATCTAATAAAACTAAGAAATGGTATAATCAATATATGGAATCATTTAAATATCCAAAAAATATGGAAGAGATTGTGCATAGACCTGATATAGTTGAATACAAAAATGTATTAACTAAAGAAGAGTGTGCTAGCATAATAAAATATTGGAATAGCCTAGACGACTGGGCAGTTTCTTGTTTTTATAATTCCTATGTTATTTCTGGAAAGAAACCAAATTCTCCTAGGGGCGGGCATGAGCTTAGACAAATTCAATTAAAATCACAAGATCTTGCAGAAAAAGTTTTTAATTCAAAACTTAGACAGATTAGCTTGAGTGCACATAGGTGGGATCCAGGAGCATTTGCAGGAGACCACGCAGACAATGCAGAGCTTGACGGAACACCCAACGCATGGCAAGAAAATAAATTTGTTACAATGATTTACCTTAATGATGATTTTGAAGGCGGTCTTCTAACCTTTAGAGATCACGGACTAGCATTTAAACCAGAGACTGGATCTTTTATAGTTTTTGATGTAGGAATTAAAAATGTACATGCGGTCACAGAAGTTCTGTCTGGTCATAGATACACCATGCTAGGATCTTATGACTATGCAGATTCATCGTATGAGCAAGACTTTGAAAAAATTAAAAACTCAATAAAAGAAAATCAAGATAAGCAAAAAGAAGAATGGTCTGAAGGCAAAGTCATGCCCTCAACAACTGCTACGGCATACCAAGCAATCAACTAAAGAAATCGGGAACCCAATGATACTCGTTAAAACAACAGAGTTTACGTCTATTGAAGAAATTAAGTCTAATCCAGAAAAGTACAAAGATCTTTTTCTAAAAGACAAGATTATTGTATTTAGAAATGCTAATTTAAATAAAGAGCAGCAGACAGACCTTATGGAGTTTTTTGGAGATACCCTAGGTTGGTATCCAAATTCTTCAAACCGTAGTCCATCTGATTACATAGAAGACCATCATAAGCACATGGTAAATGGAAGGTATGCTACAAAAGACCAGCTTATGTTAAACTGGCATACAGAGCACGTAGAGAATGAAAACGATGCCTTCCGTGGCGCCACCTGGAGAATGGAAAAGTTTAACTGCCCAGAAGATTCAGGCCACACATACTTTATGGATATGACAAAAATGTATGCTAATTTAAACAAAGAGGATCAAGAATTTTTAGATAAGTGCATAACTTATTTGACAGTTATTGAGGCAACCTACGATAAAGAAGATAAGCAGACTCTTAAAGAAATTAAACAATCTTTTAATACAGTAAATACCCACCCAATAACTGGAGAAAAAACATTAAGAGTACACCTTGCCTCACAAGTTCCAGAGTTTGTATCTTTAGAAAAATTTGATGGCCGTGAACCAACTAATGAAGAAAGAAGTAATTTTAATCGTTTAATTCAATGGATTTGTAAAGAGGTATGGACAAATGAAGAAATTCGAATGGTTCATAAATGGCAAGAAGGAGACCTTGCGGTTCCAGATTTATACAAACTAGCTCATTCAGTAAGCGGAGGATTTGTAGAAAATCAAAGAACTCTTCAGGGACAATTTGGCAAAGCAACACCTTGGGGACAGCCATTAATATCTAAGAGCGGCTCATAGGAACCACCGTGGCTAAGAAAATGGTATACTGAGATTATGAAACAATTAATTAACTCACTACAGGAATTACAGTCAAATTCATTTATATATTCAAACCTTGTAAAGGGTTTCTATTTAAATACAGAGTCTGTTTTAATGAGACAGTCACAGATTGTATACAAAGAGATATACCTAGAGTCAGATAGACTACTTATGGAAACATCTCTATGGATACGTAGATTTGGCGGAGAAGCCTTATATACTATTGAAGATATATCTGCATCACAAACACTAGGTAATGTTAAGCCAGACACCTACTGTGGTGTTGAGATGGCAATACATCTTGTTCCAATCAATAAAAGAATGATTGAAGAGATTAGGGTTGTTACAGATCAAGCAATAGCAAGTAAAGAGTGGGCACTTGTTCAACACTTATCAGAATTGTTAAAGAAACATCAAGAGTGGAATTGGATGCTAGAGTCAAGCTTAAAACTCCCACCCAATCCTTGGAAGTCTCTTAAGGATTAAATATGCAATTAGATCCCATCACTAGCCCTTTGTGTTTTGACGATATACTTCTTGTACCAAAAAAGTCTGGTGTTGTTAGTAGGTCTGATATACAGTTTACATCTACCATAGGAAATCCAAATAACCCAGCAGCCTGGGTACACCTTGACAACGCATTTGTTTTAGCTCCAATGGAGTTTATTAGTAGCACCAACATGATTAAAAAGGTTTTAGATAATGGTGGGCTTGCTTTTGTACAAAGATTTCAATCAAAAGAAGATAGAATTGCACAATACAAACAAATTGTTTCAGAATCTAAATGGACTGATAGATTAGGATTTTCTGTAAATAACGCAGAAGCAGAGGATAAAGATCTTATTGAGCAGGTTCTTGCTACTGGGTGTAAGATTATATTAATAGACACTGCATACGGACACACGGACATGGCAGTAAATGCAGTAAAAAGATTAAGGGCCCTTCTTCCAAATTACATACACATAATGAGTGGTAACGTTTCTTCATACGATGCTTACAAGGACCTGATGGATGCAGGCGCTGACTCTGTAAGAGTTGGTATAGGCGGAGGTGCGGCATGCACAACAAGAATTGTAACTGGATTTGGAACTCCAGTGCTAGGATCAATTATGGACATTTACCAAAATGTAAAGACAGATGAGGTAAATGGAATAGTTTCTGATGGCGGAATTAAAAATAACGGAGATATCGTAAAGGCTCTTGCAGGTGGAGCAAGTGCAGTAATGATGGGAACCGCATTTGCAGGTCATGAAGAGTGTGACGGAATGACAGATGGTAAATTTTTATTTAGAGGACTTGCATCAGAAGGAATACAGTTAGATAAAGATACAGGAGAAAGACCACCACTAAATGCTTTGCATATAGAAGGAGTCTCAGCTTATCTAGAAAATAAAGGCCCTGTAGAGTTGACTATTGCACAAATAATTAATAATGTTAAAAGCGGAATGTCCTATTGTGGGTCACCTACGCTAAAATCTTTCAGAGAGGACTGTAGATTTATTAAAGTATCTCCACAGTCACTGAGAGAATCTGGAAGCAGAATATAAAAGGAGAATAAAATGGCAGCAGAACAAGGATCAGCAGCAAGATTAGTAGAGGTGGCATTAGCCGAAGTTGGAACTATTGAAGGTCCAAAGGATAATGAAACAAAGTATGGTAAGTTTGCAAAGGCTAACTTCCAACCATGGTGCGGAAGTTTCGTTAACTGGTGTGGGTCAGAATCTGGCGTAAAGATTCCTAATACTGTTTATACTCCAGCAGGAGCACAGGCATTTATTAAAGCAGGAACTTGGCAGATGGCAGAAGTAGCAACACCAGAGGTTGGAGATATTGCCTATTTTGATTTCCCATCAGATGGCGTCGATAGAATTTCTCACGTAGGAATTGTTGTTGCAGTAAATACAGATGGCACAGTAGATGTTGTAGAAGGAAATACTTCTGGAGATAAGAAAGGCGATCAAAGAAATGGCGGAGAATGTTGCCTTAAGAATCGTGCCTATAAGAAGAAGAATGGCTCAAAGCTTCGCAGAAGCCAGATCGTAGCCATTGTCGGATTCGGAAGACCATCATTTGGCAAGCCAGTTGTTAAGAAGGCAGCTCCCGTAAAGAAGGCTGCAGTAAAGAAGAAGTAATGTACGAATACCATGTTAAGAAAGTAACTAACGTAGTAGACGGAGATACAATAGACGTAGAGATTGATCTAGGTTTTGACATATCATTTAGTTCAAGGGTCAGACTTGCTGGAATTGATACTCCAGAAAGTAGAACAACTAATAAAGCCGAAAAGGTTTTGGGCCTTGAGGCTAAAGAGTATGTTAAGTCTAAGATTAAAGACGCTAAAGAAGTTGTTATTAAGACAGAAAAGATGGACTCATCAGAAAAATATGGTCGTATTTTAGGATGGTTATTCCTAGATGGGTCTAAGGTTTCAGTTAATGAACAAATGATTGCCGATGGATATGCTTGGGGATACCTAGGGGATACTAAGGTAAAAGACTTTGAAGCGCTTGCCAAGGTAAGGGCTAAGTCTAAAAAATAAATAATATTCTGTACGTCGGTGGACATCGGGATATGTAGGAAACGTACAGTTTACACCTGAGCATGTGTTTAAAGTGCTCACTAACTAAGGAGTATTATGATTATTCAGATTATTGGGCTGCCTGGCTCAGGTAAGACAGAGCTTGCAAAAGCATTAAAAGAACGCATCAACGCTATACATCTTAATGCTGATGAAGTTAGATCAACAGTCAATTCAGATTTAGGATTTACACCTGATGATAGGCTTGAGCAAGCACGTAGAATGGGAGCAATGGCAAAGCTAATTGCTGACCAAGGTGTTGCACCAGTAATTGTAGATTTTGTTTGCCCGACAGAAGGAACACGACAGGCTTTTGGAAACCCAGATATCTTAATCTTTATGGATACAATTGAAGAAGGCAGATTTGAAGACACAAATAAAATGTTTCAAAAGCCAAAAAATATGAATTGGATGTTTGTAAATCATAGGCTAGACCCAAACGAAAAAGCTTCTGTAATTATTGAAGAATTTAAACTCCACGATTGGTCTGCACCAACCACTTTGATGCTTGGCAGATATCAGCCATGGCACGAAGGACATCACGCACTCTATAAAGAGGCGGGTAAACGAACAGAGCAGGTCCTCCTCGGTGTACGTAATACATACAACACAAGTGAAAAAGACCCACTTAAGTTTGATCAGGTAAAAGAATATATTGCCAAAGATGAATTTATGGATGGCGCATTGGTATTAAGATTGCCTAACATTACCAATATTGTATATGGTCGTGATGTAGGATACAAGATTGAGCAAGTAGATTTGGGGGCAACTATACATGCTATTTCAGCTACTGAGAAACGTAAAGAACTTGGTATCTAATTTCTTTTTAAATAATGACCTAGCAGATAAAGAAGCAAGGCTCTACTTTAAGGATAAAGATGCAAGTAACTAAACAAAGATCAGCATTAAAAGCAGTAAGCTGGAGAGTAATAGGAACAGCGGATACTTTTGTATTGTCATATTTTATAACACATAAAGCAATAACTGCTGCTTCAATTGCAGGTTTTGAGGTATTGACCAAAACAGTACTTTATTATTTTCATGAGCGTGGGTGGAATAAAGTTAAGTGGGGCAGAAGGTAATGCCAGTATACGAATACAAGTGTTCATATGATGATGCACATGCCACAATGTCAGTACATAGATCAATTAAAGATGATGACCCAGGATACATATGCGTAGAATGCGAGTCAACAATGACAAGATACTTCACCCCATTTGGTATACAGTTTAAGGGTAACGGCTTTTATAAAACAGATAATCCTAAATAGTTAAGTGGTATAATTATTAAGTAAGCAAAAATATTGCATTACTTAGGGGATCCTTAGTTGACTAGAAAATTAAGAATATTTACAGCCTTCCTACTCTCAGTTGGTTGGCTTTTTGCTGGTCCCTCCCAAGCTAATGCTGCAGACACACTAATAAACGGATCCTTCTCGTCAACTGGCGGAGGGTGGTCTGGAGCAAATATTACTGGGGCTGTAAATAATAATGATGCCTGCGCCGATGCTGGACCAAGCCTTGGAGTTTGGCAAGAAAATGCTTTAGTTATGTCATACGGCACAGACAGGCCAGTCACACAAGTAGTAGTAATATCTCAACCTTCATCTGTAGTATTTACAGTAAATGCTCGAAACAGATCAGATGTTCCTGGAGCACAAGCAACAATTAGACTTCAAGACTCTAATCAAAATAATTCAACAGGCGGCAACTATTCTACTAGCGGCATTAATAAAACGCTAACAGTAACAACCACATCTCCAAATGAAAACGTAACAATAACAATAAGCGGAACAGACGGATTAGGATGGGCTGGATGCTATGGAACTATATTCACCAATGCCTCTTTATCTGTAACACCAACAGTTGTTAAAACCATTGGAGCCCCAAGAAATTTAACAATATCTAGCAATGATACATCAACTGTATTAAGCTGGGAGGCACCAAATACTGGTAACACGCAACCAGAAAGATATGCGATAAGTTTTAATTGTTCTGGGTGTAATGGCTGGGGAATTGCTACTGGAAATGTTGGCGGACCAAATTCTTTAAACACAACAATTACAATTGCTCACTCCTTGTTAGACGGCCTTCGCCCTGCAGGAACAGTATGGTCATTTCACATTAGATCAGATAACGATACGTTAGCGCTTTACTCTGCAAATTCAAATGTTGTTACTGGTTCTACATATGTAGCCACTGCTCCAGAACCTACCCCCACACCAACTCCAACACCTACTCCAACACCTACTCCTACTCCTACTCCAGAGCCTACTCCAACACCTACTCCAACACCTACTCCTACTCCAACACCAGAGCCTACCCCTACACCTACTCCAGTGCCTACACCTACTCCAGTGCCTACACAAACAGCAGCACCAGAGCCAGTAGCAACAGCGCCATCTGGGCCAACTGCAGAAGAAATTGCTGCACAAGTAGCGGCTCAATTATTTGCACAACAAGCGGAAGCAGCAAGAATACAAGCAGAGGCAGCAGCATTAATTGCACAACAAGCAGCAGCAGCACAAGCAGAGGCAAATAGACTTGCAGGAATTGCAGCAGCAAATGCAGAAGCAAGCAGAATAGCAGCAGAACTTGCCGCTAAGGTTGCAGCAGAAGAAGCGGCAGTAGCAGAAGAAGCAGCAAGAATACAAGCAGAGATAAATGCAAATGCTGAGGCTGATCGTATAGCAGCAGAACTTGCAGCAGCACAGGCAGAGATGGAAGCGGCAGCACAAACGGAAGCAGACCGTATTGCACAAGCAGAAGCTGAGGCGCAAGAAGAAGCAAATGCTAAAGCGGAAGCTGATAGAATTGAAGCGGAGCAAGAGGCCATGGAACAAGAAATAGCAAACGCTATAGCAGAAAAAGAAGCAGCCATAGCAGAGGAAAAGGCGGAAATTGCAGAAGAATTGGCTGCTATAGCAGAAGAAGAAAAGATCATTGATGAGATAAAGAAAGATTTAGAGTCTGGTAAAGAATTAACTGAAGAGCAAAAGGATATTGTTGTAGCGGCATTAATAGAAACCTTAGCCCCAGGAGAATCAATTTCAATAGCAGAAGTTGTAGCAGCTGGAGTTGAACTTAAAGATTTGCCACCAGATACCCCAATTGAAGTTAGAACATCAGAGTCTGGTGAAGTATTAATTATTACTGCTGAGGTAGCAGCAAATATTGAATTAGTTACAGATCCAGGAGCGTTAGTAGAAGCAATATTTACAGATCCAAAGGCAGCGCTTGCTGCTATTGGAAGCATAGGTGCTGACATGACGGATGAAGAAAGAACAGAAGCAACCGAGATGGTTGTAGCAACAGTTGTAGCAACAGGTGCAGCATTGAATGCTGTAGGTGCCGCTTCAGGAACCACTGGAGGGTCCACAGGCAATAGTTCTGGAGGATCAGGTGGTGGAGGAGCCTCTGGCGATTCCAAGGGAATAAGGAGAAGAAGACCATGATAAAGAAAATAATCAAAGATATGATAGATCAACTTTGGACACTTCTAGGTATGTTTATTGCCTGGGTAGTCCTTGATGGTTCTGCAAAAACAGTAGTAGGATATGCAATTATAGGTACATTAATTGCTTGGGGAATTACATACCCTGTTAGACATAGAGATGACGAATAATGGCAAAGGCATATATTGAAGAACCAACACAGGTAGGCGGAGGCAAAATAGCAAGCATCAATAATATTCTAGCTAGAATTATTGCTGTATTTGCAGCCTCTGGGTTATCAGTAATTGGAGCAGGAGCAATTGTAGGTATTGAAACCTACAAAGCAGTTATATTAGCAGGTACCCTTGGCGTTGCCACCGTAGTTGAAAGGCTTGCACGAGGTTTTCTGGATGACGGTAAACTGACAGTATCAGAAATAAATTCTGCATTTTTATCAGTAGATAAAAAAGCTTCTAAATAATGCTATAATTGTATTATGAATAAATATCGTATTAAATTGGATATAGAGGTAGAAGTAGAAGCCTTTAACACCGAAGATGCAAGCGAATATATTCATGATATATTTAATATAGATGACGAAATTAAAAAAATTAATGTCGTAAAAATATCACCAATCAATCATTGACAAGGCCACTGTACAAAGTGTATACTTATATAGTACGGTGGTTTTGTGCATATTGGTCCATAGCTCAGTTGGTAGAGCGCCAAACTGTTAATTTGGATGTCCCAGGATCGAGACCTGGTGGACCAGCATATGCCCGAATGGTGGAATCGGTATACACGACAGACTTAAAATTTGTTGCTTCACAGCATGTCGGTTCAAGTCCGACTTCGGGTACTAGAAAAGGTAAGGGAATTTGTTACATCTAACGGAGAAAGGTGTTGAGGTTTTTATTAAAAGATCTCAAACAAAATTACAAGAATCATTTTGGAACAACTATGATCTTGTGATATGGCAAAAAGATAACGGCGGCTATACATCCACTAACGGAATGTACAGACAAAATGCTTGGGGTAAGTCAGAAAAATTTTCTGTCAACCGTGAAGGAACTTGGAAGCTGCCAAAAAAATATGTCAAGTATTTTAAATAATTTAGGTATAGAAAAAGAAGATCCCAAATGGTGGGACTTAGCTTTATGTAAAGGTATGGACACTAATTTATTTTTTGATAAATATGAATCCGATATCAATATTGCAAAAAGTATTGATGAGGCTTGTCTCTCTTGTCCAGTTATCAAAATATGTCATGATAGCGGAGTAGAGAATTCAGACTATGGAGTTTGGGGAGGCGTGTTCTTGAATTCAGGATCTACTGACAAATCAAGGAATGCACACAAGACAAAGGATGTCTGGAAAAGAATAAAGGAAAAGCATGTTTATTGATAAGAACAAAGACCACTTCAAGTACGGAGTAAATGAATGGACTGGTGAGCCAAATAAGCCAGTATTCTACACTAAAGAGATGGCTAAAAAAGTTAGAGAGCTAAAATCTCCAGCACCAAATCTTGAGATGGACATAGTTAAGTATCCAGAGTTTTTGGCTATCAGGCTATACGAAAATAATTTTGCACAATACGACGGCTCAATGAGAGTCAGAGTAATCGAATATATAGAAATGGTAAAGAACATCCTACAATCATACGGAGTCAGAGTTGAACTTGAAGGAAAGCCAGGGGGCAAGAACAATGGATAAGGTATTATGCTACTCATGCAATAAGAGTAAGAATGAACTTGCAGCAAAGAAATCTACACTGCTAGCCATAAATTTATTGCTATGTAAAACATGCACGGAAAATAAATTTGAGCCAAGGTGGATAGTTATACTTGCTGGAAGACAATATGGGGCAGATCATGTTAAAGAATTTATTGCTAAAAAGAAATATATTGGCCCAGATATAACAGCTTCTGAGTTATTAATTTAACATAAATAATACGGTATAATATTCATATAATGAATATTTCCCTAAATCAGATACTATTAACTCTGTTTGCTGCGTCAATAAGCGGTGTGTTTACTGCATGGATAAATTCTAGGCGATCAAAAAAAGATAAGCAAGTCCAGGCTGCAGATAAGGCTCACGACCAGCTTTTGCTTGAAATTAAAGACCTTCAGATTAAATTGTATAAATTAGAGAAGGATTTGACGGAATGGAAAGAGAAGTATTTTGAGGCTATTCAGGAACTAATTAAGGTAAAATCTGAATTAGAGGGAACTATGCTTAGATTAACCCATATTGAGATGCACGAAGACCGTCTCGATGACCTCTAGCATTTCGAATTTATAAATAGTATACTATTAGTATGACTTGTATTGTTGCTATTGCCCAAAATGGTGTTGTATATATGGGGTCCGACCATGCCGCCTCAGATGATAAAACTGGCTGGATACTTGCAAGAAAAGAACCTAAAGTTTTTAAAAATGGTCAATATGGAATTGCTTTTACAGATTCATTTCGTATGGGGCAGATCCTTCAATACATGTGGACTCCTCCAAAGTATACACCAACTAAAACTAACTCTGGTTTAGATAAGTTTATGAGAACTAAGTTTATTGATTCTGTTAAGGCTGCATTCAAAGATCACGGGTATGGAAGTGTTGGATCGGCATCAGAAGAAGATACAGGTGGAATTTTTATTGTTGGAGTATGCGGTAGACTTTTTACCGTAGACGAAGACTTTCATGTTGGAGAAAATATAGTTAACTATATGGCGGAAGGTAGTGGTGGAATGCTAGCATTAGGAGCATTACATGCAACAAAGAAGCAACAGAACCCAAAGGTTCGCTTAAAGGCTGCATTAGAAGCAGCAACTGAGTTCAATATGAGCGTAGCAGCACCCTATACATATATTCAAGTTTAGTGTATAATTGATACATGAAGACTGTGATATCAATACTAATTGCGTTTGCTATAATTGCTGCATTTAAGGCTATCAAGTCAAGATACAGTGTTGGAATATACTACATAGATAAGCTTGAAGAAGTTCAAGAACAAATTGCAAGGTCAATGATGCCAAGAGATATCAATGACTTGAGGCCAGAGAACTACGATCACGCTATGGACTTAAGAGGTACACCAACTCATTTATGTCCGTGTGGGTGTAACATCTGGAATGTTAAAGTAATCTTTGATGATTTTGAAGTAGCAACCTATTTCCTTGATATGGAATGCGCCAACTGTGGCACAATGGCTACAGCACCAACCCTACTAGATAGAGAGAAAATGGAATGAGAAAATCTAAAAGACTTAAAGATCTTGAGCTTAAAGTAACTCAAATGGAAATGACTCTTGAATTACTTATACTTTCTGTAAATAACTTAATGGAATCACAAGAGATGGCTATAGAAGACACAGGTACGCTCAATGCGCTTCAATCCAGCCTCGACTCTGGGAAATGGTACCCAAACCTTAAAGAAACCCCTTGACATTCTGCCGTTATTTAGTAGAATTAAAGCATGAATAAAAAACTAATAACTGTATTACTATCACTATCACTTATTGTACCTTTAGCGGTACACACTGCAAGTGCTGCAACACCAGCACCGACAATAGCCATCTTGGACACAGCGATTGATTCATCTTTGCCTGCATTCCAGGGCAAGATAGTTCAAGAAGTTTGTATTCTACAATACGGTCTATGTCCAAACGGCCAGTCATTTATGGAAGGTGTAGGAGCAGCAGCAATGTCTGCAAGCACAATTACAATGAATGGCTTTGATCATGGAACACAGATGGCGTCTGTATTCGTACGAACAAACCCTAATGCAAATATTGTTTTTGTCCGTATCATTGGAGATAAAGCAGGTATTCGTCAGCCAGCAGGTGAGGCAACAGTATACAACGCATTGAATTGGGTAAAGTCTAATGCATCTAAGTATAATATTCAGGCGGTAAGTATGTCACAAGGACATCATAATATTGGAGCAGCAGGAACAGATTACTGTCCTAAAACCCCAGTAACAGAGCAAGCAGTCAAGGATTTAATGTCATTGCAAATTCCAGTATTCTTCCCTTCAGGTAATGGAAGAGACTATAAGAGAATTGATTGGCCTGCATGCCTAGATGCTTCGGTTTCAGTAGGATATGTTGACCAGCAAAATGAAATTTCTTCTTCAAGCAATAATGATGATGTAAAGCTTGATTTCTTTGCTACAGGATTTTTTACTACGGCTGGCCCAGGAAATGTTTTAAAGAATATTTCAGGATCATCATCTGCAACACAGGTGATGGCAGCAAATTGGATTGCTTATAAATCAGCAAAGCCTTCGTCTACATACGATCAGATTCTAGATTCATTTATAAAAACTGCATCAAAAACAATTGGGCGACAAGGATCATTCACAAAGCTTGCCGATCTTGGGAAAGCATTATCATATAACTCAAGTGCAGTTTCAGCACCCGTTGTTCCATCAGGGCCAACAGCAGCAGAGTTAGCAGCAACAAAGGCTGCAGCAGATAAAGTAATTGCAGATAAGGCTGCAGCAGACGCTGCATTAGCAGCAAAGGCTACAATTCAAGCACAAGTAACTGCAGGAATTGCAGCAGCAGAGGCACAGTATCAAACTGAATTAAAGGCTGCACAAGACAAACTTGCTGCAACCAAAGCAACGTGGATGGCAAAACTTAATGGCTGAGCTAACAGTAATGGATGAAATTATTGGGGAGGTTGCTGAAGACCTATATAACAAATGGGTTTCAGCAATGCCTGATGAGGAAAAGAATCAACATGCATTTAGCGCAATGTCAAAGAATGCACACGAGACAACACTATTCGTAATTCAAGAATTTATGAATAAATTTAATGCAGCAGCGGAGGAGCTTAAGGACAAATGATAGTAACAGATGAATCTTTTGATTCTGTACTACAAAATCATAAGTTAGTTCTTATTGATTTTTGGGCACCTTGGTGCGGACCGTGCAGAAAAGTGTCTCCAATCCTAGATGAGATATCAAATGAGTGCGGGCTCTGGGTTGGAAAGTTAAATGTTGATGAGAATCCTGTCAAAACAGCAGAATACTCAGTAACCACCATCCCCTATATGGTACTATTTAAGGAAGGTCAACCAGTTAAAAAGATAATTGGGGCTAAGCCTAAGCACGTATTGCTAGAGGAGTTGGCTGAATGGATCTAGAATTTGATTCAGAAGATGCCAATCATTTAGAGTTTGAAATATGGCTTAAGAATGGATATGATCGTGGATGGATATCAGATGTATTTTGCGATACTCATGATGGCCCACCAATGTCAGATGAAGAAATGGAAGAATGGGATGAAGGCGGAGACCCCTGTTCCTTCCACGTAAAAATACATGAATTACATTAGCGACATTTGATATAGAAAAGCGTCTTACATAGTGTGAACATGTCACAAACTTCTGAGCTCGTAAAAGAGACAGATTAACATAAGGAGAAATAAATAGAATGAACTCATTCAAGAAAGTATCGCTAATCATCGCTGCAGCCCTGACTAGCACAATGCTTGTATCACCTGCAGCGCAGGCCAATGCTGGAACTGTCACCCTAACGGTGGCGGGAACTGCAGCAACAGGTGGAACAGTAGTAACAACTCCTGTATCACTACCAGTACCAGCAGATAACAGTGTAGATGCAGCAGATGCATTAAAGATTGCCGTAACAGGCGTAGACACTGGAACAGCAGTAACAGCAGTTGCAGTAAATGCAACACTCGTCCCTGCTCTAGCAGCAACTGGTGCAGCAGTAACAGCATCATCTGGAACCTCAACGCTATCAATTGCAACAGGAACTGGAACATCAGCAGACTTTTATGTATATACTAAAAGTACAGCAGTAGGATCAGTATCGATTACTCGTGCTGGAACTACAACAGTTTATTATGTACAAGGTACCGCAGGTGCTTTGAACTCAATTACACTAACCGCTCCTGCATCAGCAGCAGCAGGTACATCACAGGTTCTTAAAGTATCTGGATTTGACGTGTTCGGTAATGCAAAGGGTGGAGCCACAGTTAATACTTTGGTTTCAAGTTCTGGAGCAGCACTAGCAACAGCGCTAACAACTGACACAGCAGTAGCAACACTTGGAACAAAAGAGCAGACAGTAACAGTTCCTGCAACTGGTTCAATTACAGTAGTTGCATATGCAACAGTAGCAACAGCCGTAACAGGCTTAGCAGCACCAGTTGGTTCTGTAAGCGCTACAATTGTAGTTCGTGATATTGCAGCAGAACTTGCAGCAAAAAATGCAGAACTTGCAGCAGCAAATCAAGCTCTTGCAACAGCTAATGCAGCACTTGCAGCAGAAAAGGCTGGTCGTGCATCAGATTCTGCAACTGCAACAGCAGCAGCAGTAACAGCAAAAGCGGCAGCAGATCTTGCTAAGGCTACTTATAAGGCGGAATATAATGCACTTGCAACTAAGTGGAACAAGAAGTTCCCTAAGTTAAAGGTTGCACTAAAGAAGTAAATAACTTCAATTAAAGGGGCAGGACTTAGGTCTTGCCCCTTTAATATATAAATGCTAGAATGGTATTATGGAATCTAATAAAAGAAGTTTATATAAATCAATAACTTGGCCAGCAGTTCATATTGGGTTTGTTGGTACATTAGTCTATTTCTTTGAAAAGGCTATTACTGGCAAAGCCCATTGGGAGTACGCTGGCACATTTGCAATCATATACACAGCATGCGAAATGATTGGATTTTTTTTACACGAAAGAGCATGGTCAAAATTTGGTGGCAAGATTAAATAATGTTTAGCGGTGTGTGTGAAATAAAAGATTGTGGTAAACCAGCAAAACACATAGGATCATTACCTGAATCTGGTATCATAGATATGTGTGTAGACTGTTATCACAGGTTATATAGGTCATAACAAATGAATGATTATCTTATCAAGGCAGTTCAACTTGATGTAAATGGCATATGCAATTCATCCTGCTGGTTTTGTCCAGTAGCATACGCTGGCAATCCAAAGTCAGCAATAAGAGATATGCCTTTATCAGAGATAGAAAATATATTTATTCAGTTAACAGAGGGTAAGGGAGATTTTGTAGATCCCGAACTATCAATTGTATTTTCAGCTAATTACAATGAAGTCTTACTCTATAAAGAGTTCGATGCCATGATGGATCTATATGCTAAATACAATTTTCAGACAAACATATTAACTAACGGCGTGAACCTAACTAAATCAAAAACAGATCTATTAATAAAACACAGAAACTCTATACAGGGAATACTTTTAAACGTACCTTCATCTGACCCAGAGACTTGGTCTAAATACGTGGGAATGAACATAAAGCTATTTCCTAAAGTAATAGACAACATAAAGCATTTTATAGAAGAAAATAATAAATTAGAAAACCCAATCTTTATTCATTTAATGATAAATGGAATTAACGAAATGTCTTTAACTGAAAATGGTGGATGGCTAGATCTATTAGAGAATGCACCAAAAATGGACTTGAGCCTGGAATCTGGAGATTTAAAAAAAGAGTACGATAGATTTAAGTTAATATTCCCAGACCTCAGTATTAGCAGTGCTCATCACCTATACGACAGGGCGGCCCACCTAGAAACATTTAAAATAATGACTCAGCGTTTTGCAATTGAAAAGTATTTAAAGCCCAAGGGCAGCCGTGTAGTTGGATGTAATGGCGGTCTAGGAGTTAGAAGCAGGACAAATGAATGGGTGCACATAAATGCAAATGGAGATTTATTTATTTGTTGTGCCGATTATGATTTTGAAACAATATATGGCAATGCATTTAAATCAACCATAAAAGAAATATGGCACAGCAAAGATAGGGCTGAGATGGTTCAGGACTCCTATTCTAAGATGTGTACCAGCTGTTCTGCGGCCATCTGGGGCGATTGATGTGCTGGCTATGTGGGTGCGCTGATCACATCGGCTTAGGCAACGACAGAGAGCCTTCAGAGGAATCTGATCCTAATCAACTAAATGCTATAATAGAGGAATGAACGGAATACTAGTCCCGTTTAAATAAATAACCTATAGGAGCACAACATGTCAGACGGAAAAGATTTAAAAGGATTTAACGAAACAAAGCCAGCGGGCTCATCACCATGGGCAACAGAGAATTATACAGAAGCACCTGCAGCAGCATTCCCAGCAACAGACGTTTCTAACCAAGCATCAGCACAAGGCCCAAAGTAAAAATGGATCTATTTGCTAAAGAAGAAATTGTAGCGCCAACACAGGAGGCAGCAATTGCACAGGCTATTAAGCCAGCAGCGTCTGCATCTGATAAGTGCACAAGAGACACAAGAGGCGATGCTGATTGTGCAGTTAAAGATTGTGAGAACTGTAACTAATGTGCTATGAATGCGGATGCGAAACAGTAGGAAGCACCAAGGGTGTAACCCCAGTTACAATTATAGATGTATCAAGAGATGGTGAATCAGGCACAACACTAGGCATGGTTTCAACACCTGAGCAGACAAGACAATTTATAAATGAGTAGTGGTTTTAAAAAAGAAGATGGTACTGGCATGGTGCCACCAGCTAACGCTGGTGCACCTGCTGGTGCTGTTACAAGCACAAATACTCCAAAGAAGTACCCAAGGCAGGGCGTAAAGATTGATACAAACAAGCACGGTATAAGAAGAGAAACAAGTTTGGTACCAAAGCCACCAAAGAAATTTGGCAGAAAGAAAGTATAATGTGCAAACAATGCGGGTCTTGTTCAAAAGAACATCCGTATAGCATTGATGATTCAATAGACGTAGTTCTAGATTCTACAGTCGTATAAACATTGGAGAAAAAATGATTCCATTAAACACGGAATTTGTTAAAAGCTTAGGCTACACATTTGATATGCTAGAGCCAAATATAATGATGGTTAGAAACTTTTTAACAGAAAAAGATCTAGCAGAGCTTTGTACAATAATAGATAACTCCACAGAAGATGACTGGGCAATGCAACTGCATTATACAAAACACCTAGAAGATCGTGCAGAAGAGCTTACAGGAAATCGTGATATAGACGCAGCTGGCATTGAGCGAACAGAAAATTGGGATGACAAAGTAACACCACTTAGCGGTAAAACATCGCTTGTTCAAGATCTTCCTGAAAGAGTTTCTAAATTCTTTTTTCCAAATTCAGATAAATTAGAGTTTAAAAGTTTTGGAACAATACAAAGAATGTATGATGGAACAGAATTAAAAGCACATTATGATGATAAAGCAGATGCTAGACACGCTTGGGCTTCAGTTGCTTATATAAATGAAGACTACAATGGCGGAGAAATTTACTTTACAAATAAAAATATAGAAATAAAACCTCCAAAGGGAAGCCTACTTGTTTTTCCAGGCACTCAGGAGTACGAGCATGGAGTTAGACACGTAAAGTCTGGACCTATTAGATATGTTCTTCCAGCTTTTATATTTGATCATTCGATAGGAATATAATGTATTCGTTTGAAACAAATGCAATATCTGGAGGAAGACCAGACAGGTATCCAGATAGCCCGCTCAACACACCAATTTCTTTAAACTCTACATACACTGCAGGCGGGCAATGGGGTTACGCAAGATACGGAAATGATTCTTGTAAGTCTTTGGAAGACACAATTTCTCTTTTAGAAGGCGGTAAAACATTAGCCTTTGCATCAGGTATGTCAGCAATAAGCTCATTGTTTTCAAATATACCAGTAGGATCTATAGTTGTTGCTTCAAATCAAGGGTACGCTGGTGTTAATGCAACAATGGAAAAAATGCACAATGAAGGAAAGATTGTTGCAAGATTTGTTGATATAACAAACACGGGAGAAGTTTTAGCAAACCTAGAAGGCGCATATATGCTATGGCTTGAATCACCAACAAATCCTAGGCTTGAGGTTGCAGACCTAAATAGGTTAATTAGATCTTGTAATAAAACAGGCATAATAGTAGGGGTAGACAATACATTTGCAACCCCAATGAATCAAAAGCCCCTAGACCTTGGTGCAGATATGTCAATGAATTCAATAACTAAATACCTTGCTGGGCACAGTGATGTGCTTATGGGATCTATTTCTTTTAATAACAACTCTCTGTATGATGCCGTAGAGTTTTCAAGAAAAATAAATGGAACAATACCTCAGCCATTTGAAGCTTGGTTAGCCTTAAGGGGCATTAGAACCTTCCCTCTAAGATTTAAAAAGGCGGAGTCAAATGCAAAAGAATTATTTAAATTAATAAGTAATCACAGCAAAGTTTCAAAAGTCTATTACCCTGGATTTGGGGCCATGATCTCATTTGAAGTAAACGCTTCTCCAGAAGAGGCTGAAGAAATTTGTAATAGATCAAAGCTAATTGCTAACGCCACCAGCCTTGGAAGCGTGGAGTCATTATGGGAAAGAAGAAGAAGGTGGCCCCTTGAAAGCCATCTAGTATCTGAAAGCCTAATAAGATTATCAGTTGGCTGCGAAGATGTTCAAGACATATGGAATGATATAATAGATTCATTATGACAAACAGAACTTTGCTAGACGGAACTCAGGTAAAAGAATATTCCGATCCAGTATCTATAACAGTCTACACCAAAGCCCCTGGTAAGTGGAAACTTACAGACATGGAAACTGGAGAGCAGTATATAGCTGACTCTGTTCCAGCTAAGGCTAGTGTTCTGACTATGATTCAGATGGGCGTAATTAAAAATGTTAGTAAGTACACGCATGGGACATGGGTTAAAATTGAGAAAACTTTTAAATAATGAATACCCATTTCTTCCAAGGATGTACCAAGGTGCTGAGGTAGAAGAGTTCTCTAAGGCTGTAGACTTAACTATACATACAAAAGCTCCAGAGAAATGGCTTCTTATAGACTTAGAGACAGGACAAGAGTATATTGGGTCAAATGTCCCTACAAAGTATGGCAGGTGGAGAAGAATAAAGGATAGGGCAGTTCCCCGTAATAAATAGGGCATGCTATAATTAATCTATGAATACAATCGACAACCCATCGGCAGTACACACATCAGACTGCGTTTCATACGCCCCAGATGTTATGTGCATTTGCCAAGATACACCAATTGATGATGTAAAAAGCTTCTACGATATTAGCTTAAAGTCGGCTGACGGAGAAGATAATTTCCTAAAGGAATTTGAAGGTAAGGTAACACTTGTCATTAACGTAACAGGAGAATGCGGTAATGCACCACAATACGGAGTTATTGAAGATTTGTACCAAGAATACAAAAACGAAGGATTTGAAGTTTTAGCAGTTCCAACAAATGATTATTGCGGAGCAGGATTAACATACGGAGAGCACGTATACGGCTGCGAAGATGCAAAGGGAGCACGTAAGTTTGGAACAGAAAAGTATAACGTAACATATAAGTTTTCAGAGTTAGTTGAGTCTAACCCTGGCCCAGGGGAGATCATTCCAGGACTTCCAGGGAAGCATGGAGTTGTAACACCTCATGCTATTTACAAATGGCTAGGATTTCAAGGTTCTAAAAGCAATAAAAAAGATAGCGGGGCATTTATGTCTGGTAACTTTGAAAAGTACTTAGTAGATAGAAACGGAAAGCTTGTTGCATATTTTAGAAATGGTGATCTTTTAGACCAGAATCAAGAAAATATGGAAAGAGGCTTAACAGAAACTGGCTCAATAAGAGCTTCAGTTGCACGTAAAAACATTACAGATGCAATAGAGAGAGCGTTGGTAGCATAATGAGAATAAGAACTTTAGGATTTAACCTTAGCGGAGATAAGCCACTAAGAAACTTTTTAGTTGAAAGCGGATTTACAACAAAAACTTTTTACCCATACAATGTACTAGAGCTAGGATCATTCCCAGAGACACTAGACGGAGTAAATGCTTATTGCAGAACAATCAGCGAGACTGATTTTCAGGCACATGTTGGATTTCCAGCTAACTTAAACTTTGAAAAAGAATTTGAAATTGATAATGAAACAAAGTTTATCTATATATACAGAGGTATAGATTCATGGCTTGAACTATTTAAAGGACTTCAAGCAAAGGCTTCACACAGCACAACTTACCAGTTTGAAGAATTGTTGTGCAAAAACTATATAAATACAAATAAAGTTTTGGCTCAAGACCTTACAGACGAAGAGTTAAGATCTATTTATACTGCACACGATCAGAAGGTAACTACTTTCTTTGCAGGTAAGCCAAATTATATTAAGATTGAACTTGATGACCCTCAGATTTCAGCAAAGCTACGTACATTTTTGTCTGTAGTAGAAGAAATTCAATTTGACGCATCAGTTGAGTCACTAGACAATATCAATCTTTAAGGTAAGTCGTCATGATAATAATGACTCCTTGTTTTTATTGTACTAAAAGTGCAGAATACAGCTCATTAACTACTGAAAAAGTAAATGAAGTATTTAAAGTTGTAGATGTTTGTAAGGATCACTTCGAATTTCCTGGTGCTTCATAAGATGAAAGAACAAAATGAATATAAATAAACTTACTGATGACATCACATATTACAATAATATAACAGATACATTCAAGGCAGAAAGAGACCTTAGCACAAGTGCAGGAATCTGGTCCATACGTGGACTACTAGAGCCTTTAAAAGATACTTTTGACCTATGGATAGACGGCGTTGGGATACAAAATACCAGCCAAGACGCATTGATACCAGACAATGAGATATCTGACAAAAGAATATTTGATGCGGGAAGACTAAGTGAGTTTGATAAAATAATTAATGAATGTATTAAAGAGTATAAGCATTCTCATACGATTGATAAAGAAACTAATCCAGTTAATTCAACAATTGTTAAAAGAAATAAAAAGGGCCACAACCTAAGACCACATTCTGTTGGGAGAGGCTATAATGTTGTTTTTTATATAAACAACGACTACGTTGGCGGACAAATATCCTTTTCAACAAAAGATGAGGCATCTATCAACCCATTGGTACACCCCAAGTACCCAGAAAACATTGATCAGATAGACGCATGGATTAAGCCAGAGCCATGTACCGTAATAATAACCCCATCAAGTGTAAAGATTACAGAGCACCTAATTTCTTCATGGGATAGATACACAATTTCAGCGGAGTTTTAATGGATAAGGCTAAATATGTAATTTGGGAATCAGTTCTAGATAAGGATCACATAAAAGATATTCTTGATTACGCAAAAAATAACCCAACATATCATCCATTTAATAACTTTCAGGGATTCTCTCCTGAGTGGAAGTTTATAGATAAAGATCATGCTATTGAAAATCTTTTAAAAAAAGCTTTAGCGCATTTTAAAGATGCTTATGAGGTTGAGGGAAAGAAAGTTATATTTGATAGACAGCACGGCAACATAATGAATGCTGGATCAAAGCTAGACCCACACGTAGATGTATACGATCCAGCAGACCCTAACGCTGGTCCAGGTAATGCATTAGTGTTTAACATATTCATAACAGATGATTATGAGGGCGGGGAATTAATTTTTGAAAACCTAGGAGAGTCTTTTAAGATGAAGGCAGGAGACGCTATCCTGTTCCCAGGATTCTTATTAAATCATGGAGTAAATGAAGTTAAAAGCGGATCAAGAATAAACATAATCAATCATTATTTCTTGGTAGATGCCTAAATATTGGGAAGATAAATCGCAGTGGATTACACACTGCCCCATATGTTTTTGTGCAACAACCCACCTTTTATTAGACTTTCATCTTCAATATCATGAAATACAGGCCCTTGACGCTACCAAAACCATATAGTATAATAATTATATGATCAACTGGCTAATTAATAGAATATTTAGGTGGGACTCATTGAGACACGCTATCTTTGATGAAGTAAGGTTATATCAATCTGTAGATAGATCTGTTTGGGAGCATGAAAAGAATGGCCCAACCAATCTAACATGGTCTGAGGGCGACAGATGGTATGGCTGGACATATAATAGTAACGCCAAACGTTATTACTTTGATGATATTGGTAACGAATCACTAATGGGATTATGGGAAGACCAGTGGCTGATGGAAGCAGATAACTATTGACTATAACCGTAAACGCTTTTTGTGTTCTTTGTAATAAAAGCGTAGATGGAAGACTTACAGAGATGGTTGTCCTAGAGTCGGGTAGCTGGCTTCACGTAGGAGAATGCCCTGAATGTTTTTATGAGATTAAAAGAGTTGTGCCTAGAAAGAATATTAAATGAAGATTCTTTGTTTAAGTTTAGGTAGGAATGGCACACAGTCCTTTAATGATTTTATGTCGCAGCAAGGATTTACCACAACACACTTCTATGAATTCCAGAAGGTAGCCGTAGGATCATTTAAAGAGGATGCTGACGGCATTGAAGAACACTTCAACAGTCTGCCAGAGACCGATGTACACGTAGACATACCCACCTGCCTTATATTTGATAGGCTGTATGAAAGATTCCCTGATGCAAAATTTATTAATATAACACGGTCAGAATCTGATTGGGTTGCTTCAATGAGAAGGATGCTTAAGAGATTAGATTATGTCAATGATCCATTTATATTTGAAGAAGCTTATTGCAATTTCTATTCTAATACAGGCAAGAAGATAATAAAAGACTTAACAGATTCAGAATTAATGTTTATAAGAAATAAACATTTAAACAAGATCAACGACCTATTTGCTGGCAAAGATAACTATTTAGAGGTTAGCTTAGATGACCCAAAGATTGGCGAAAAGATAAGAATGTTCGTCGGCGGTAAAGTAGAAGTCCCATTCCCTTCAAGTGACGCATTTAGAAAGGACAGGGAATGATAGTCTATTTAGACGGACTTGAAAGGTCTGGCAATGTATTCTTATCTTATGCTATAGGCGAGTCAATGGATGTTGAATTGAAGTCTCTTAGAACACACACAATAGAGACCTTAAAGGGCCATCAAGAAGATAACCCGTTTATAGTGCCAGTAAGGGACGCACTCCCATCTCTAGTGTCGGCTAAGATTTTTAGAGATTACGTACACAAAAACAAACTATTTAATGATAATAATCCTCACGAAAGTAATATAGAAACAATAATCTCTAGATATAAAGCATACATATCTTATCTGGTAGATTCTCCTAAATTCTTTATAGCACCATTTCATAGGTTTATTGAGGATCACAATGAAACAATTGACAAAATAGTTAAATTCTATAATATTGATAGTCTTAATGTAACTGATAGATATACCAAAGAAGAAATAATTTTAAATGCAAAAAAAGATGAAAATGATTTTGGCGACTATGCATTTCACCCACAGCTTGGCAATTTCCCTAGGGCAAAAGGTCAAGAGCGAGAAGATGTAGAGTCTATGATTTTGAGCAAGTATGCAGAAGATATAAACGATATACAGAACAATATAGATATCTTATATGAAAGATATTATGCGATATAGATCGCAATTAGTGAAGCGGAAAAGTAGAGATGAATTTTCAATCTGAATCAAAACGCTCAGGGGATGAATTTGAGGACCTTGTCCTACAAGATCTCAAAGAGCGTGGCTTTACTTCTATTAAGAAGAACGTATACATGCCTGGAACAGGCTGTGAGGTTGATTTTGTTGCATCTGGACAAGAGATGACAACACTTCATGTTGAGGCCAAGGGTGGCCGTAAAGACGATAAGAAGCGCCCTGGAGCCCAAAGAACAGACAACGTTAAGAAGGCTGTGGCCAATGGTGCTTTAATTAAAACCATATACCAAGATATAAAGTATGTAGTTTATTTCTCAGCAAAACCTATTACAAATAGCTATTCAGATCAAATGATAGATACAGCCCTATGCCATAAAATTATAGATGAAGTTAGATATATTAAATACTACACACTAGATCAGAATGAACTACAACTTGATTTCAGTAATAGTGAATTCGGCGGCGGAAGAGACTATTCAGTCAACTACGTTGACACATTTAATGATATAATTGAGGAATGATGGTAAAGAAAAGAAAAGGCCCTATACGCTTCTTGAAGAATCCTGTTAGATATATTAGGCTCCATCTTGCTATACGAAAGATCAAGAAAGAATTGAATAAAGGAAGGGAGAATAAACAATGACTGAAAACCTAAACAATAATTGCTGTGCTGAATGTACTTGCCCAGATCTTCACAGATCAAAGCCACAAGAAGAAGCAACAGAGGTATAATAGTACTATAAGGGTATCTTCCCTTTAATTAGAGAAAGAACTGCAATGGCTACACCAATGTGCAAGACATGCTCGATAGAAACAAATAAAGCAGCCTGGGCCAATTACCCAGATATGTTAGATTTATGTAAGATGTGTAAGTCCTTTCAGACATCTATAGAGAAGACTATAGCCTCGGCTGAAAAGGTAAGGAAGAAAGCCGAATTGATTGGCAAGAAGATGGAGAAAGTAAATGACTGATATTAATGTACCATCAGATGAAGAGATCTCAAAGGGATATGAGTCTGATAACCCAGATGAAGACAAATGGGACAATATGGAGAAGGCTTGTTGGAGCGGCTACAAGCAGGTAGGAATGAAGGATAAGAACGGTAAGAGAGTTCCTAACTGCGTACCTATTAAGAAGTCCCTATTTGGCACAGAAGGTCCACAAACACTAATACCAAGAAATAAGTAATATGGGTATATTAGATAACCTTGAAGCTTATATAGAGTTTGAAGATTCTGACCTAGAATTGGCAATACAGGATCCACATAAAGTAGTTGACTAGAACTACATCCATATAGTATAATTGCTATATGAGCGATTCAATATGCACTAAGTATGGACATGACTTTCAGTTAGACCTGGATGGTCAAGTCACATGCTCTAGTTGTGGCACTATGGACGATGAGCGAGAAGTGGGATTCTCTACTGGCAAATGGTCGGAAGATGATGATATTGGAATAACTCCATTTTTAGGACCTAATAGATAATGCCAAGTAAAGACGGATTTCCAACTAGAAAAGAATTAGCCAAATGGGAAAGAGAAATGAAGGCATCAGGCTTATGGCCTGAAAAGATCCCTTTACGAGTAAGTAAAAACCCTAGGGTAAAAGCTAGAAAAGCAGGAGTTGCTATGAATACATCAGCAATTACTAGGGTATCAACTGAGCAAGGATTTGAGACTCAGAATATCGTAAATGATATTAGGTTTTATAGAGCAAGATGGATGTAATCGGCGGGGAGGCCAAGAAATGATAGAAATACTACTAATAGCCACTACATGGTATATAACGAAATACTACTATACAAGGTCATTCACTCTGGATATAGCAGAATCAGATCTAGTTAAGGTTGTCTGCTCCAAATGTGCTCGATCAGGATATATTAGTCCAGATCAGCTTCGTGTTCCATATTATTGCATGTCCTGTAAATAATGGTAGAATAGACATATGAAGAAGATCCTAATTGCTGATATGATCAAAGATATATCTGACTCATACCTTGAAGAACGTGCTCTGAGAATTAAAGAGCTCACTGATCAGTTTAATATAACTAAAGACGATGCATCTAATATTGTCGACAATTATAGTGATTATGATACTCAAGATTTGATCGCTACTGCAATGGAAACATATGACCTTAATTTAGGTGATGCTGAGATGTTTGTAGATGACTATCCAAATGAATCAGAATGGGCTGAATTAGAAGGAATTGCTGAAGAGCTTGGCGTAGATATAACCGAAGTAGAGCCAGATGATGTTGAAGCAATTAACTCAGGCGGGGGATCCAAAGGGAAGATAGAATCCTCATCAGGACCCATAAGATACAAATACATACTAGGCATAGGATACATGGTTCATTTAGTGTTAAATGGCAAAGATATAATGTATCAGAATATAGACCCACAAACAATGTCTGATTGGATTAATGCTGATTCTGCTGGAAATTACTATTTAGATAACATTCGTAGCAAAGTCAGAGATGATCAAGAACTCTGTGGATGTAATGCCAATCTCTGTGAACCTACAGATATAGCACAAATTAACAGCTAACTCCTATATCCCCCTCCCTTTTATCTCCTCTCTAAGAGCCTCTGGAAGGCTTTATATGTGGAGCAAAGTGGAGTATAGTGGAGAATATATACTCTAGATAACATATCATATACTATAGTTATATATAGTTAAACATATCTATGTAATGACGCATCCTTAATACATAACGTATCGTAATGTCTATTCATTTGGGCATACATGCATGCATATTTATCCATATTTGTCAATAGATTTCATGAGGAATTTTGATCTATTTTGCCATATTCTCTACAGATTTGTCGACATTCTATAATGATTATATATCTAATTAGACATATTCTGTAGCATTTTCAGGGGTTTTTGTCAAGGCCTCGTAAATAGAAAAATTTGCCCACATGCTAGAAGCTTCAGGGGTTTGGATCATATGGTCGTAAATAGGAAATTTGGCCCTCATGCCCACACATACAAAAAATCCACAGGATGTGGATAACCCTGTGGATAATTTGGGCTAGATATGTTTATCTATCTAACCAGGCATTCTATTATTCATTGTATGTATGCCTATATCTAATTGAATGGATCTTCTTCTTCTTTCCACCCAAATATGTTTGGTCTTACTGGTTCCTCCCGCTTTGGAACTTTAAAATAACGGGCAGGAAGTTTGAGATGTTGTAATTCATTACTCTCTTGATAAGCCTTGATACATTCATTCAATTCATTGGCTAACATCAGACCTTCGGTTGATGTTCCTCTATTTGAATAGAACTCATACATCTTTGCTTGTTCTGATATAACTGATACAATCATTTCCATAATACGGTCAAGTGTATATAGCGGTTGTTCTGCTAGATAATGTCCAAAAATTGTTGGACTAAACCAATGGTCATCCATTAGATTAACTAGTGATTCTGCTACTTTGATTTCTTCTGTCTTTTTCATATCCGCCTCTCGCCTAACTGTCTATTGTATCAAAAATAATGGACGAGGTCAAGGACCAATGAAGCCCCGACCCCGTCCCTGGAACTACTTAGCCTTGTTGACTGGCTCTGCAGTAAATGTAATGCCCTTGGCTGTCGCCTCAGCTAGAGCTACCTTGGCTGCTCCTGAGAAGCGCCCACGTACACCAACTGTAATGCCTTGCTGCTTGAGATATTCACGCTTTGTTGCCATTTGATAATCCCCTTTCAAGAGATGTTTTATTAAGTATATCAACTATTCACGAAATTGTAAATAGCCTTCAGGAGTTTTCTACTTTACTTCGTAAACCCAAAACTTGGCCCTCGGTAGAGATCTTCTTCCCTATCACTGATTAATTTAGCAATGATGTTATGGGCCTCAATGTTCTCAGTTTCGGATCCACCCCACAAAAGCTTTTGGGCTACGTTTAATCGATCATTGATATATTCGTCACTCATCTTCATCTTCGTCCTCTTCCTCATCATCTTCAGGAACCTCATCAATGATGTTCCGATCAACCATCCAGTCTCTAATAGCCTCGTGGAGGTCTTCTGCGCCATACTGTAGTGAGAAGCCATTCTTATCGGCGTCCTCCCAGAACATCTGCCATACGTCCTCTATGTCCTCTGAGACGCAGTACTCTTCCTCGGCACCCTCTTGAATACTTGTGTACAGGTCCCTAGCAACATCCCAAGCATATACCCAAACAAGGGGAAGTCCAACAGGAAGTTTGCTTATTCTTTCAATGATATCTTCAATATCCTGGTACGTGTCTTGCATACGGGTCTTCTCTTGTAGGTCCATTATTGTTTTGCTCCAATCGCAAATGATAAATCATATGTTAGTTTATATAAGGATACTAATGTATCAAGGGCACCTTCACATCTTGTGCGGTCCATAGAATCCATTGCTTCTTCTGATTCATCTTCAATTGCTTGTGCTTCTGCTAATTCCTGCTCAGCAATGAGCATTAGATTCTTTAGTTCTCCGTGCATAATGTCAAGGCCCGATACTCCAGCATTTACCATACGTTGCAAATGGGGCGGGAGCCCAATATCTTCTGCATTCATTTTATACCCTTTCGTTAGTAGAGTTCATTATATCAGTAGCCACTGACAATATATGCCTGGTATTCTCAATCTCTGCTTGTTTAACTCTATAGAAATGATGACCATTTACATAATCAATCTCTTCTAAGTCTTGTTCTAAACTAATTAGATGTATCTTTAGATACTCCATAAATCTTGATGACCTATTCATAATGATATTCTCCCGTTTCTCTATTGTAGTATCTTACCATAGAGCACTGACAAGTAAAAATTCCAGGGGTATCCGAGCATTCCCAGTAATGAACACAATTGGCCCTCATTAGTCAAAGTACCCTTCTGCCCATAGACCCTGTAAAAAGCTAACCGCATCCTCCAGGTCTTTTCTCAAAGGTTCCTTGTCCATTAAATCTGACGGGGTTCTAAGATAAAATAGTTTAGCATCGTGTACAGCATTAGTCATACGATCTAAATCTTCTCCAGTGTAACCTAACATTATTCCTCCTCTAATTCCCAAGACGTATCGGGCCAACCTAAATCATATTTGATAATACTTTCAACTTGGCCAAGGTCGTCAAGATGTCCATTGATTTTATCAATTGCTTCTTGTTCGCTATTAGCGCCAACGGCACCGTGTAATTTAATTACAAAGTTATAGTTTGTCATAAGCAGTATTCATCTCCCTCTATGTAGCCATAGTATTCGTTGTATTGCTGCTTTAATTCTTTTGAAGCGTATTGCATAAATTGCCATTCGGCATATGCCTCGCCTGATTCTAAATTGTTGTATGACCATTGGTCAAATAACTCTTCACCAATTTCCTGCATCATAGCGCCTGTAATGTGTTCTGCTATTGTATCTGTAAATTGCTCAGCCATTTAGTGCCTCCTCTTGTGTATAGGTTTTAGGAACTTTAGTTTCTAAGTATATCTTATGGGACTGACATTCTGCGACAGCCTTTAGGTCAGCATCACCAAGCCAGTGGCAGTTGCCACAGATTTCTCCACAGTCATTCTCGCAATACTCCATTTGATTAGTTGCATCACAGTCACGACACATATTGTCATATTCTGATTCTGATATAACTACACCACGAAGAATTTCCATTTCTCCACCCCAGCCTGTCTCTTCCTCATATGATAAAGTAAAGAGTAATGTTGGATATTGAGCAGATAGTTTTTCAATGGCAGGCATAGGTCGGGACCAAGCAGTTTCAAAGTTATAATGAACTACATAGTTCTCGCCATTCTCGGCTTCTTCCATATTAGTATTAGGATACTTATCATCTTCGGCTACAGCCACATCCCATTTGGTTCCCCATTCACGGACATTAAAGTTATACCAGTCATTAGTATCAAACTTAAACCAATTAGCATCTGTCTTATTGGACGGCGGTTGAGAGTGGTAATCATTCTCAGATACACCAGCATCTACATATGAATAGATATTATGAAAAGAGAAGATAGGATTAACAAACTTACGCTGTCTAATCCCAAATGATAAATCACCATTTGCTTCAATAGAATAAACAAATGGCTTATTCATCTGTGTAATCAAAGCCTTTACTTGGTCAGGATTACCTTCAATTGTTAAACCGTTATACACCCAATTTGGCATATTATATCCTTTCGTTGATATGGCTTAATTGTAACATCCCCCACTGACATATGGAATAGATTTTCCCTGTGATACAGGCCACACTATACAGGTTTGTGGTCAAGATCACATATTTTCAGGAGTTTCTAGATTGACGTCGTAAAAGAGATATGATACCCTCATGTCTTTTGTGGGCAAAAAATCCCCCTAGGATCAGAGTTGAAGCTGACTAGGGGGTGAATGAGATGGCTGCTGATTTCCAACGAAAGAAATAAACCGCTTTACTTAGCGCCTGGCCCGTAGACTAGTTAGGCGCACCATTTCATTTCTGTATTAAAACCAGGACCAAGGTCCTAGATTAATTATACCATACTTAGTTGACTGCAATACTTAGCCACAAATGCCTCAAGGCTTATGCTAAATACTTCTGTAGTCAGGTCCTCTTCCATTAATGTAAACGTTTGTTCTTTCCAATTAATGACAGGTACCTTGTGCTCGTTGTCTGCTAATTCATTTACGGTAATGCCCCAACCTGTTTCGCTGGACCACTCGTCTCCAACCAATTGGCTAATGCATATACGTGTTGCATATGATTCATCCTGCCACCTTGGATGTGCAATCTGTACAGCGTCCGCTAAGTTCTGTAGCATTTGATGTCCAGCCCAGTGGCCGTATAAAAATACTGTATTGCCCTTGCGGTCTTTAAATCCGAAGTTTGCTCTGTCGCCCATTTTATTCCGCCTTTGTTAGTAGTTGATTCTGCTCGTAGTTAAGCAATTGTACCATTTCTTGGGCCCAGTCCACAAGGGACTCTCCCTGTGAATTCTTGTGGTGTCCGCAGAAATAAAGAGACATCTCATCTTTCTTTGCTTCCCACATAGCCTGAGCTGCACACTGATCACACTTTAACCATTCAGCCATCACAGTTGATTCCCCTCAATCATCTCAGCAAGACGGTCAAGAATCCAAGAGTCGATGTCAGCAATGTCAATCTCTGCTAACTTCTCCATTAGTTCTTCACGAGCAAACTTATACCCGTCTTCAAAACCATCTTTGTATTCTGACATTATCTCTCCTTGTATCCTGTCGATTCCCTATCTGACCAGTAAGACTCTTTCAAGTTATACTTATCACGGATGCGACTTACTTTCTCAATACTACCAGTTCCAACATTGAATGTCAATGGTGGCATAAATTCGGGGTCAAGCCCTGTGATTTGTGCATCCCAATAAGCCATCTCAAGAGATAGCCTATTGGGAGCAGTTAGTTCAAAATACATTATGCTTCTCTTACGTGGCAAACTTCGGTGTCATTGATTTCAATGTTACCGTTATTTGAATCGGCATAAAGAGCATCTGTAACTTCTGAATCAAGGTCTAATTCATAATCATTGTCAAGAATGTTATATGTATATGTTCCGCTAACTTCAAGAGTTGCAGTAAATAGAACTTCCTTGATTAGTTCAATGCCAAGCGCTTCAGCAATTGCACGGAGTGTATCTTGGTCATCTGAATCAGCATATGCCTCACAGATAATTTCTTTAGCCGCATCAATCTTAGAATGTAACACGGCGTTACTCTTCTGAGTTTGGCGGGCATTGTGTAAGTCCCACTCAATTGTGGTAACCTTATCAGTTGCATATTCTGCATCTGAATAGCCACGGATTACTTTGTAAGTCACCAATAGATTAGAGTTATATGACTCAGGGATTGGTGTTGTAGTTGTTACATCTTCCATTTTTTCCTCTTTCGTTTGGGTTATAGGAGCAATTGTAGCATTGACCACTGACAATAAGACTGGCTTACGGCCACACGGGCAAGTGATTTCCATCACACCCGACGGGAATCCAAATCCGTCAGATGATGTTAGTTCGATTAGTACATCACATTCGTCTGGGTCACAGGCGAAAGTATATTTAGTTGATACTAGTTCGTTGGTCATAAAGAGAATTGTACCAGGTCCCACTGACATCCACAAGCTTTCTAGGGGTTTTTTTATGTGAGCCGTAACACACTTTAGATTCCCTTACCATTGGGGGCGATTTGCGATCCATAACGGACTTGAACCGTCGGCCTCTACCGTGACAGGGTAGCGCTCTAACCAACTGAGCTAATGGACCTAGAAAAAATTGTGAGCAGTTTTGAATCTTGCTCAGGATTTTTATTTAGTTTTTTAGAAAGTTGCAACCATACGATACAACTTATTTTTTTCTGCGGTTAGAACTGGGTCAAACCCTGATGCACCCGCCATAAGTGTTTCGCCATTGCCACGACCTGAACGATAGTAATCAAGGCGCTCAGTTAGTGCATTGAACGCACCCCACTTAGTTCCCTTGATTGTAGCGTTAGTTGGTGAATTGTGGTAAAGGTCATCAAGTAGAACAACCTTATTTTCCCACTTCTTGATTGCACCCTTAGCATCTTTTTCAGGCTTAGGATAAATTGTCTGAATCAACTTAGAGAATTCAGCATCGGTGATTGCTTGTGCGTAGAGTGCTTTTGCTTGAACTTCAAATTCATCAAAGTAACCAAGAGCAAGCCCAAGAGTTTCACGAGCAACTTGAATGCGACCTTCAACAGATTGCGTGTGGCGAATCTTGAAAGATTGCTTAGCATTCTTCATTGCAAGGTTTAGTGTGTTTTGGCAAACAACACGAACAGGAGTAACGGCTGCCTGAACAGCAACAGAACCATCGTGTGATGTCCAAACAATTAGATATAGTTTAGTTTCATCGTTAGCGCCTTGTGGGTCAAGAACCATTGTGCGGGGAATATCAACAGTCCCGAAAACAACTTTACCCTTTTTCAATGAGCCAGCGGATTCCCAACGGCAATCAGCATTGGCATCGTGAATTGCATCAGCGAACTGAAATAACTCTTCATTCTGCACAGGCTTGTAACGCTTTCCAACAGTAGCAAGAACATCAGTTCCGCCATTGAATGGATTATCACGAATGACAAGAGATGCCTGAGATACATCATTCCAAGATTCGTCAATATGATTTGTAATTGGAGATAGACGAACATTCCAATTTGCTAACTTTGCCTCTTCAAGCATTGTAGCGGTTGTAACTTCCTCATCTTGTGTAAAGATTCGGTTAGCGAGATTGTGCCAAGCAGGAGCACCACGAAGCGCAAACGCAACTTCGCCATTTTCCATTTCTAGATTATGAGCCATTTTTATTTCCTTTCGTTTGATTAGTCATAAGTATAACATCTGCCACTGACATTGTCTAGGTTAGTTAGTCATTTGTCCAAATTGTGCGGTGTGATCATTCTCACAAACTTTCAGGAGTTATCCACAAGGCCTCGTAACGCTGTGGATAACCCCTCAAAAGCGGGGGCCGAGCTGGGGATTAACTCCCCAACTCAATTCCTGTTGCGCTTTTAATTAAGTTTTTATTAAACTCAACTGTTTCTTCATTTAGAAACATTGCAGTTGTTTTCTTTTTCTTTACGTTATCAAAAACATAAGCGTTTATTTTTCCGCTAAAGTTTTTAATATTACTGAATACTAATTCAGTTAGATATTCTTTATCAACACCTTGATCCGAATGAATTGTGATGTCGTTTGATTTGTTTGCGTCGTAGATTTCTACTCTGAAACGATTTGCCATTGTATTACCTTTGTTAGTAGTTTCCCGAAGGAGAGCAGTTTGGCAACATACTCAGGTTGTTTGGGTTCAGGACTTTAGTTCTGCCCCCCAAATTACTTAGAGATACTTAGCAATCTGCTTCATTGTGGAAGCATTTACTGTTTCCTCATCTGTCATTTTGAGAATTGTGAGAGCATTTGTAATGTCCTCTTTCATCTCACGATAACTGTGCTGATGGATAACCTCAAAATCCTTTTCAGGTTCAGTAGGGAAGCCACCTTCTTTTGTGATGATGTCAAAATCAACATTGAGAGTGTTGTTCCATTGGCGATAGTTTGTGCGAAGGTTCTCAGCCTTTGAGAAGTTCTTGATAGCCCAAGCACCAATCTCCTTGCGCCACGCTTCTTGCGCCTTGCCGAACTTTGCTTCTTTTTGTGCCTGTGTGTTGTAATCAGTTTCTAGTTTAGCAAGAGTTGCCTCTAGTGCCTTGATTACTTTGGTCGTTGCGACCTTTACTGTTATTGCTCTAGTCATTTGATACCTTTCGTTGGTTGGTTGTTGTTATGGATAGTATAGCAGGGGGGTCTGACATTTCCACCCGAAGGTGGAGAGTTCTTACTTACGACATTGGACTAGATACTCTCAAAACTGTCCCTGTTTCGTTTTAGGTATTAGCCTAAAAGGGTCTTAGCCGATACTGAAGTCCAACGAGTTTCTTTCGTTGGCATTTCCAGTAGCACACGCACCGAGCCAGATGCCTGTGGGTGTATCTCTTTGATAACACCTGTTCTCTTTGACTTTAGGCTGGTGAATAAATCGCCAACCTGATAGAGTTTTCCTTCTATTGTCATTTTGCCTCTTTTCTTTGTTAGGTAGTAGTATAGCATTGGGGTCTGACATTCGTCTAGCCCTATCTCAGTATTTGAGAAAGTTATTGTGTGATGCTAATCACTTTCTTGTAGCCAAGCGTGTAAGTGGTGCTGGTCAATTATTGCGTGAGCGGGTGCAAACTTATCCCCTCTATAAGATACGCCTTCAGGCATTTCGATCAACCTATCTCCATCTTCTTCCCACCAAGCATCGATAGCATCGATACACGGCTTCACCATAGAAAGTGGAACGGGCGGGTAATGATTACCCTGTAAGTGATAAGCGATACCTTGTTCTAAATCGAATTCGCTTGCTAAATCTAGCGCAGTATTATTTCCCATTAGTTAGTTATCCTTTCCGATAGTTACTTCAGCCCAAGTGTTATTTTCATTAGCAAGTGGAATTACATTTGACATTCCAAGTGCGTGTAGCGTTGCACCCTTACACATCTTTTCAATAGTATAAGAATCCATAGCAATTAGCGCAGGTAGTAAGTTAGCGGGAATTTTATCCAAGTCAATAACTGCCTCGAACTCAACTGTGTGTGGAACTTTCATTAGATTAGACATAGATTACCTTTCGTTGTTGGTATAAGAGTATTATAGCCTATGGCACTGACATTACCTAATCCATTCCCGCATAAGTTTTGTGATAAATCTCACAATTCCAGGGGTTGTGGATAACTCTCGTAAGCCTGTGGAAAACCCCCTACATATAGGGGCCGAGCTGACAATTGTCAACTCGACACGCCGTTATTTGTCCCAACGATTAGGCAAATCCTCCTTGCCATCATTATCATTATCAAATTTAGCTCCATTCCACATGTATATAGCTAGCACAATTGGTGAGCACAAGAATGCAATTAATATAATTGCAATAGCAGATCCGAGAACATCATACATTATTTTTTACTCGCAGAAAATCTAATATCCGCTTTACCATAAACACACAGGCCACAAGATACACAAGCGGACCCATTGCTAGAGATAAGTGGAATTGATTTCATATTCTCAGGGCACTTAGCACCAGGCTTGCCAGTCAATTCTTTCATTGTGTCTTCGGTTGCAGCGAATGTCTTTCCTAGATAAGCAAGACGTATCTTAGAATTAGTTTTCAAATCGAATGCTATTTCTTTATTCTCATCATCGGTTGAATAGTATAGAGACAGATTAGATACATCCTTGAGAATAAGCGCTGCGTCGCTTACACGTGTGTATACCCAAAATTGAATATCGGAATGGTTTTCGATAACAGATTTCCAGGCATAGGTATAAGTATCATTGAAGAAATCTCCGTCCCAGTGGATACGGAATAACTTAGGCGCATTCTTCTTATCACAATCAGCAACAAAATCAACAATCATCTCTTCTAGAAGGCGCACCATTGTGTCATTGTCTGCATTGCGTAACAATTCCCAATTGTGTAATAGATTAGTTTTTACTCCTGGGAATAGTTTTTCAAGTTTTCCTGCGTAGCAAACACTCTCACAAATACTAGTGGCACCAGGGCA